TAACTTAAAACTATATTTATTTAAATTTATACTATTTAATAGTTCACAATCTAACCCTTCAATATCTAAAAATAAAAAATCTACTTTATCTAAATTATATTTAGAAATTAAGGTATCAAAATGTATTCCTTTAATTTTAATAGTTTTTCCGTGTTCATCATAATATTTATCATGTTCTTCAATCCAATTTCTATCCAAAGTAGCTGTTTTACAAGCCATAAAAGCTGGTAGGTTAGATTGAGTTAAAAAACGGTCTTCAGGAACAACTAAATGAAAGTCTACTTCACCTTCTTTCCAAAAAGAAGGAATAATAGCTGAAGTATCTATTTTTACATTAATAAAATCTTTATATGTTTCTTTTAATTCTTTAAGTATATAAGGGGCGGGTTCTACTAAAACTATTTGTTTAATATCTGATTTAAAGGTATTAACAAAATCTAAAACATGATCATTACCGCTATTTGTTCCTAATTGGACTAAATTCATTATTCGAATTTTATACCTTTTATAATTAAACCATTTTTAGGATTATGGTTATTATTTTTAAATAATTGAGGTGGAATACCCCATTTATACATAAACACTTGAGCAGCTGGTGTTTCAGTTGCTTTAAATCTATCACCTTCTTTACCATTTTTAGTAGCTGTGCTTCCAAAATGATATAAATGGGCATTGTGTGATCTTGTAAACCCTAACCCAATTAAATCTAATTTTAAGAAGAAATCCCAATCACAAATAAATGGTGATTTATACATTACATCAAATCCACCTACTGCCATATAATATTTTTTATACATTGCAAATGGAAAAATACCACCATCAATAGTTAATTCGTTTTTTCTAATTGATTGTTCATATTTAATAAACTCATCATATTTAAATTCTTCAGGTGTGCGTCCTAAATCTTTAACTGGAAAATTAAATATGCCAGGTCCCTCAGGTTCAATTTGATTTAAAGTAAGTACTGATTTTTCTTTAAGATTATTTTCAATATCTAAATCAAAATCTTTACAAAAAACATTATCATCATTTACAATAAATATTTTTTCATTAGTAGCATTCATTACACCTAAATTAAGTGCCGTTTGCATTCCTTGGTTTTTACCTAAATCTAAAATACTAATATGTTCTTTATGTTTTTTTAATACTTCTTTACTTTCATCTATAAAACCATCTACGGCAACAATAATTTCATTTTTATTTGCTTGTTGTTCAATACAAGATTTTAAACATAAATCTAAATATTCTGGGTTTCTATAAGTTGGTATTATTATACTAATCATATTATTTAAAATTTCATTATTATTAAACAGTCATCCCATCTGTTTGTTTTTTCTCTACCATCGTAAACTTCTATTTTACCATGTCTTTCTTCAAATTCAATTTCATCAATTGTAATGTTAGCTACATCTTCAATTATATATAAACCACCTGGGTTCATTCTGTTTTTTAATAATTCATATGTTGCTATTTGATCATACAATATATGTGAACCATCGTCAATAATAATATCAAATTTAGTATCACCTATTACATCTAAAAATTCAGGTTTTGTAGCATCAGAAATCCATACTGTAAATCGTTTATCATCTTTATATCCACCTGGTTTAAATTTATCACTAAAAATTTCTTTTTCATGAATATCAGCTCCAAATACATTAGCATTAGTGAAATATTTATCCCATAATTCTAATGATTCACCATAGGCAATACCTATTTCTAATATATTAATTTTTTTATCTCTATAAGGTTTAAAAAGTCTTTCATACTCCGGAATATAAGAATGAACTGTGCCTTTATCTCCATGCCCAGCCCCACTAGTTCCATTATTATGTCCTTCATATATTTCTGCTAGTGTTTTCATAATGTATCGTAATAAGCATTCTGTTTTTCTTGTTTATCTATAGTTTTTGGGTGATATAAAGCTAAATCAGGTAATGATGGTAAAAGAGCATATGTTTTAAATCCTTCTAATTTTTCATGTACTTTATTTACCCACTTAATTTCGGGTTTATTTTTCCAAATACGCCATTGATAATCAGGCCAATTAACTCTATCTTCTTTATCTACATTCCATCTCCATTTTGATATATGTTCTTGAGTCAAACCTGATACTGTATTTACTCTGGGGACTAAATAAACTTCGTTATTGGGATTACCTTCTAAAATTTTAGGTAAATTAGCTATTAATATGTCATGAGGCATTTCATCAGCGTCTATTTGAAAAATATAATCACCACTACATAATTCGGTTAATTGGTTTTTCCAATTAGCAAAATGGTGTTTAAATGTTCTAGCATGATAAGTACAGCAATCATCTCCTTTTAATTCAGTTAACCTTTCCCATACTTCAGGTGAACCATTAGCTTTATCAAATAAAATAACTATTTCATCTTGCTTACGTTTTTTATTTATAAGTAAGTTTAATAAACGAGTTATTTCATTTAATTCATTACAAACTGTTATTGCATAACTTATTTTCATATCTATCCTGGTAGTAATCCAATATACGATAAAGCATCCATGTAATCACGTTCCTTAAAATGTGCTATTGTAGACATATCAGTTTTATGTGTTGAACCAAATTTTTCTTGTTCTTCTTTATTTAATTCTTTAGCTTTAACTGCAGCCCATCTCCAATCATCTGCACTAGTACCTGAAGCATATACCATACCTACTTCGGAGTCATTAATAGAATGGGGTAGCCAAATTAATCCAGTTTCTTTATCAAGCCAAGATAAATCTTTATATAATTCGGGTAATACCTCAATTTGTTGTTTATAAAATTCTTCTTCAGGCTTCATTAAGCTATTAGTCCAAAAACCACAAGATAAACTATAATAATTAGTAACTTCAGGACTAACTTCTATTTTATAACATAAATCACCACCTGATTTAGGGCAATCTATAATTTCATCGTATTGCATAATTTATAATTTAGGGGTTTCTAATGTTGGTAAAGTTAATTCTACTTCTTTAGGAAATTCTGGAATATTATGTTCTAGAAGATTTCCTACTAAAGTTTTCATAGCATCATAACTAAAATTAGTTTTAATATGATGGCCTTGTTTTTTAGCAGGTACTACAAACTTTTTATATTTTTGATGTACCGATTTTAAAGCATTTATAAAATGTTTGCCACTAACTTGAAACCATTGAAAATCTTTTTTTAACCAATTATTAGCAGCACTTTCATGAACATTTTCTAAATTACCTGGAAGTAAAGTAGTAAATATAGGATCTAAAAAATCTAATTGCCCTGACCAACCAGAGGCTATAATAGGTTTTTTACTTAAACCAAATTCAGCTAATGGTCTACCATAACCCTCTCCTTTAGTCATACTAATCATACATTTTACTTTAGGATGGTTATATAACTCATTCATTTGTTCATCTGATAGATTACCATTTAGTAAATAAATAGGTGGAAAAACTGTATCTAAAGGATAAGTTTCTTTAATTTTCTTTAATTTATTAAGTAATGTTTCTCTTCCATAGTAACTATTTCTACCCGAAGATGCTTTTAATATTAATCCTGGAGATGAATTTTTATTTTTATAAGCATCTATAAAATATCTAATCATTAACCCAACATTTTTTCTATCATGCCCTACAGCACCTTGCATCCAATGTCCTACAAATAAGAAATTAAATCCAGGTTCTACTGTTGATAGATCAAGGGTTATTTCAGTATTGGGTAAAAATTTATATAAGTCTAAATTAACTCCTTCAAATACTACATGAATAGGTTTTTCAATCTTTACTACACCTTCAATTGTATTACTTTGTTTATTACGTTTTTCAAATTTAAGTGACTCAAATACATTTTTACTGTGCTTAGAAGAAGTCCATGTCATATCCATTCTATTTACACCTTCAACCCAAGTAACATCACAACCTGTACTTTCAATACCTGCAGTACATCCAATATTATATGTTCCTACACGTTGAAATTCATTTGGAATAGTAATCTGCATCCAAATATCAGGTTTTGTTTTAATGGATGTAATTATATATTTTTGTAAAAAACTCCATTTAGAATGATCATTAATAAAACCCCCTGGAGTATCTCCCCATCTTTGAGGTAATATTTTAACATCATATTTATCTAATTCAATAATAGATTTAACTATATCTCTTGAACGTGCTCCATATCCACTATATGTGTCTGCTGGGCAACTTATTATAAAAAGTGGTTTACTCATTAATATATAATTTTATGGTTTAAAACTTTATCTTTTAATTTATTTGTATCAATTAATTCAAAATCTTCTCTAGGTTTCCATATTTTAAATAATTCATCAAATGCTTCAATTACTCTTTCACCTTGTTTTTCAGCATAGAATCCTGCTTCTTCACTTAAACACCATTCTCTACCTTTAATACCTCTTTGTTCTCTTTCTTCATTAGAAAGATTATAAACTTCAGTAATTCTTTCTGTTATATCTTCAAATTTACATCTATCATCAAATATATAAGGTGTTGGGGGTGAACCTTGAATTGATCTACTTGTTGGGTAAACTGGAAATGCCCATTCACCATGTTCTTTATATGTACCTCTATGATTAGAAGGTACATCAGGACTTGGTGTAAACCATTCTCCATTTTCATCTACAAATCTCATTTGATCTTGCATTCCACCTGTTGTATTAGCAATAATTGGTGTTCCTGTTAACATTGCTTCTGTTAATGTTAATCCCCAACCTTCATTTGAAGTACATAATACTTGAACATCAGCTGAATTGTATAAAAAGTTTAAATGTTTTCTATCTAATTTTTTATGAGAAAATATAATATTCTCTTTATATTTTTCCCCAAATAAATATTCTCTTACAGCACCTAAATCTGTACCATGATCTGTAGATAACTCTGTATGTAAAATAAATCTACATTTTTTAGCCTTTTCCTCAGGTAAATTATCTAAGAAAACTCTAAATGCCATCATTGTATCTGGAATTGCTTTTCTACGAATATTTCTTGAATTAAAAAACATAGTAAAATCAACTTCTTTATTTTGCAGTAAAGTTTCTTTTTTAAATTTAATAAATTCATTATATTGTTCATGATCTTTATTAATAGGGAAATAGTGGGTATGGTCTAAACCATGAGGAATATATTTAAATACCCTTTTACTATTATCACAATCAGCTAAAACTAATTTATTAATATTAACTGTTTGTTTAGAAATACCCATTAGTAAATCGCACGCTTCATAAAATGGTTGATTATATCTTGGTGCAGGATAATCATCCCAAATATTTAAATATGCTATTGGACATATTTTTCTAATTTGGTCTTCCATATTAAATACGTGTAAAAAATACCTTGGATCTGTAAATAACATAACAGCATCAGGTTTTTCCATATTAATAATATTATGAATTTCTTGTGTAGTACCATATCCATCTACACAATACATAAAGATAGAAGCATCATCTACTCCTGACACTTCTTGTGCCGAAGAACTAAGGTCTAATCGTTTACCTTTTTCTGGATGTTTTATAGCTCCTGCTACATTTACCCAATTAAAATGGTGACAAGTATGCATCACAATTTCTTTTGCTACTGTAGCTACACCTGAATGTACTCTAATATCATCACATATTAATAATATCTTCTTCCTTTGATCTTTAGGAAGATATTTAAAACTTTTATTCATTTGATTTTTTGTTTATAGTTCAATATTAGTTTGATTTGTAATTTGTTTTTTAAAATCGTCGTTTGTAAGATACAAATAAATTGCCCGATCGGCAAGTTTTTGGAATGAGAATTTTCGTCTTACACATTCAATTTTGAAATTTTCAAATAAATCACTTTGAACTTTGACACTTGTTAATGTCATTGGTTTTTTTGGATTTGCCATAATTTTTATTTTTTAATAACGTTTATTATACATATATCAAAATATCAGTAGATTAAACCTTTATCACATAAATCTCTATCTTCTTTATAAGGACAGAAATTACAATTCCATTTAGATGGAGAAGTAGGATAATCTCTTTCTTTGATTTTGCCTTGTGAATTAAAACATTCACTAATAAAATCACTAATAGCTTTTCTAGCTCTATTTAAACTAGTTTTACCATCAGCAAAGTTAGAATACTGTTGTACTCTTTTAGCTTGATAAGGTGATAAGCATCTCTCATCATCAATATCAAGTACTTTTCTTTTAACTATAAAAAATTCAGTTTCAATTTTTTCAATTGGAATACCATATTGTTCAGCAAAAAACTGTTTATATAATAATAACTGATTTTGTTTTTCTTTATCTTCTTTAGCATATTTGTTCCAGCCGTTTGTACTGGTTTTAATATCGATTATTTTAAATGTATCTGTGTTTTCATTATACATGACAACATCTAAATACCCTGTATATAACACGTTATTTAACATTCTATTTGGTGCAATTACAATTGGTATTTCACAACCAACTAAAAACCACCCTTTTTTACTAAAGTATTGACTGCGATTTTTCTTAAACCAATTTAATATAGCAACTCCATCTTCAAAAAATTCTCTCATCTCAGTTGCTTCAGAGAAGTGTTCATTTTTATTCTTTTTATATTGAGTTTGATACTCATTTATAAATGTAGTTTGAAAATGGTCTTCAATATTAATTTCTCTATCTGCTGCCGCAAATGATTTTTCAAATGCTACATCTAAATAGTGTTGCATTACTTCATGTATTGCAGTTCCAAATACAGTATGAATTGATGAATTAAATCTTTTGATTTTATCCTTATATTGTAACTTCCATCTATGGGCACATTGTCTGTAGATAGACATTTGAGAATAAGAAATATTCTTTTGATAAGCAAAGTTAACTTTCTCAGGAGGATTAGATTTAATCCTTTTTACAATATTAGGTATTTTTTTAGCCAAACTATTTTTTCCATTTATCTCGACCTACTAAAAGACCGATTATTCCATAATTGGCAATATCTATAAATGTATCTTGTATGCCTTCACCTTCAACAAATGATTTACCATTAATTAGTAGGTTTTTTAGACGTGATATTTTATCAGTTAATCTAATACACAACCCAGTTAGTGAAAATTGTTTGTCATCGCTATTATTAACGATATCCCCGCCTAAAGCTATATTATTTAATCCATAATCCATATGCTTACGAGCAAACATTTCATACATTTCATTTTGTATGTTTTTAAATTCACTTGATAACTCTGGGTATTCATGTTCGAATACTTCTATAGGAGTTGAATTTAAATTCGGTGGGAGTTTTTTATGTGTTGGTGATTTAGGTGATTTTTTACCTTTTTTAGCATTCATAATTTCTCTATCACTCATATCTGTAAAATATTTTTTAACTGAATCACCCATTAATTTGCTGTTCTAAGGAAAAATATTTATCTATTGCTGCTAATCTGTCATCAGCATCAACTAACATAGCTAATGCTTCTTCAGCATTTTTATAAAAATCTCCTGTTGTGTGATCACCAATACCAACTGCTCTATCACCTAATAATTCAAGTGATAATAGTGCTTTTGCTTTATCTGCCAGTGCAGATGTACGTAACATATCTATTAATTTGTTCATTTTAAAATTTTAGTTATTTCTTTTTTTTCTAATCCATGATCCCCTAATATACGACGAATTTGTTTAATATCCAACAAATTTAAATAATCTTTAGCTTCATTTTTAGAGCATTCCCAATATTTAGCTAAATAATCCAATAATTCTTTACTTGGATGTTTAGTTTTTGATTTAATATATTTATTCCATTTATTATTTTTAGGTATAAATTCCTTATAAACATTATAAATCATTCGTTTTTCTTGAGGTGGTAATTCTTGAACATAATTTACTACTTCAATAAAATCTTGGTTCATGCTCATAAACCTATGAATCATGTAACTGTTAAAAACCTCCCAATCTTTATCTGTAAAAGATTCTACGGGGGATTTTTGGTAATTGATTTGTTTTAGCCAATCAAATACATTGTTCATTTAGCAAAGTTCGTCTTTAAGTTCTTCTCTTAACTCTGCTGGAATTCCTTCACCTAATATTTTCATATTTGTTGGGTCATAAAATACAGGAATTGGCATTATAGCATCATTATCTGTTCCTGCTACAAACTTTGAAATTTTTCTTAAGATAACTCCTGATTGGAATACACTTTTGCCCTCGGCGTTTGTAATTCCTTCTGTTGTCTTTAGATCAACATTCATTTGAGGGACTTGTTGGTTTTGTTGTTTCATGTTTTTGTCGTTTTTTACTAGTTTCACTTATTTATTATTTATTATTTGATTAATTAAACTCATTACATTAATTTCTTTATCAATT